CTACCTGGCTTTAGCGCCACAATGTACGCACAACCCGCCACTACTCCTACCGTATTGACGCTTGCTCAATTGTCTACCGTGGCAAGTGTGGCGGCTATTGCGGTAACTGGCAATTTGATGAATATTGAGGCAGTTCCTGCTTTCGGACAGGATGATGCAGTCGCCTCGTTCACTGTAGCCGGTTCGCGTCAATCGGACAAGATTCCTAGCCAATCTGCACCGACATCTTTGACGGTTACTGCTGCTTGGAATCCTAGCGATGCAGTCATCAATACTTTGCTGCGTACCGATGCTTATAGCGGTACTGTGGATCGTACTTTTGTGATTGCAGCTACTGATGGCACAAACATTGTGTACTACTCTTTTGTTGGCCGTGTATCTCAATTTCAAATTGATGCAGCCCCTGGCGCTGAATCAAAATGCAATTTCACTATCCATCCTCGCGGCAACCTGTACGGTTGGTGCAATAACGCTTAATAAGGAGCAACATCATGGCAGCACCAGCAGTAGTTCTACCAGGCTTTTCAGCCTCGATGTGGATGCAAACAGGCGCATCCCCCACGGCATTTTCCACCGCAAACTTGGCAGTGTGGACAGGCCAAGTAGCCACTATCGTAGGCACAGCAGCCAACGGTACAGGCGCAGCAGGTACGGCGCTTAATGTTGAGGCGGTTCCCGCTTTCGGCCAAGACGATGCCGTAGCCTCCTTCATGGTTGCTGGAGCGCGTCAAAGCGACAAAATCCCAACGCAATCGGCTCCCACAAGCATGACTATCACTGCGGCATGGAATCCATCGGATGCCGGCCTTTTGTTGATTCGTGGTGATGCTTATAGCGGCGTGATTGATCGCACTTTTGTGGTGGCTGCGGTTGCCGGTGCAACTACGATTGCATATGCCTTTAATGGCCGTGTATCGCAGTTCCAAATTGACGCTGCTCCTGGTGCTGAAGCCAAATGCACGTTTACGATTCACCCCCGTGGTAATCAATATGGTTGGAGCAATACCTAATGTCTGAACAACTTACCGCCGCGCTGGAGGTGCTAACCAGCACTTATCAAGACTTGGACATGATTGCCCAAGGATTGGTAGTAGACGCTGCGGAAGTCGCACAAGCACTTTCCTCTACCGAAGTTGATTCGGCAGAGGGAGTTGCTTTGCGAGTTCTTGCAAAACACAATCTTTATACGGCCCCTACACGATACACCCCACCCTCCGAGGAATAAATGGAAACTAAAATACAAAACACAAATGACTTACTAGGGTTCTTGGTAACCCAATCCGAATCCCGTAAAGATTGGTTTGGGTTCCACCAACAACGCATGACGGCGGTAACGCTGGCCCATGAGATCGCAAGGCATCATGCCGATAAGATGACTCCCGATGAAGTAGTGTCCTACGCATTGGAATTGAACAACAAGATTTACCACAAGATAATTAAAGGATAAGAAATGAGCATTTCAAATAAACTTGGTGCGGACTATGAGGCCATTCGCGCTGCCGCCCGATTTAAAACCATTCATGTAAAACTAAATGACATTGAATTTGATTTGAAGGTTCGCATTCCCGTTAAGCGGGAAATGGAAGCAATCACGGCAACAATTTCCGATCCCGATGCGGATCGCGTTAATGTCGTTTATGAAAGCCTTGCCGCCCCATTGCGTAAAACATTGGATGAAGCGGAAGAAGGGTTTTTAGAAGCCCTTAATGCTGACAAAGAAAAAATCAAAATTACCGACAATGATTTGGTGATTGACGGTAATTCGGTTCGTAACCTTGCCAAGATGACTGTAATTTGGCAAATGCAAGTAGAAAAGTATTTCTCTCTTTTGCAATCAGCTACCGGAGAACCTATTACAGAATCGTTTGATGAGATCGCGGAAGAATTCCCCGAATCTATTATTAAGGAAATTGTCAGCAAGATTGATGAAGCAATCCGGCCAAACTACAAAGAAGCAAAAAAAAACTAAGGAAATCAATTCGCAGCCAAACACGGGCAGCAATGATTTTTAATGGACATAGTGCGGAAAGTATAGATAAAATAGATGAGGAAACATTTACAGAAATTTGTGTAATGTTTTCCGATGGTATTTTGGGCAATAAAGGGACGTTTGATGCCATAACCCCTTTAACGACAGCGGTGTTTAATTACATTCGCCCATCAGGTGCGCCAGCATATAAATCGGAAAACATTTTTCCTTGGGTTGTAGAATACGAAAAGAACCCAGATTTGGAGTTGCCAAAACAAGACATGATAAGTAATGCGTTGCTTTCATTTATGATGCAAGCACCAGGCTTTAGCATGGAGAAAATAAATGGCGACAGAACAGTTCCAAGTTGAAGGGTTTGATGCCTTATTTGCCGCAATGGATGAAATGTCCGAGGAAATAGGCAAAGCGAAAACTGATCGCATTTGGAGAAATGCGCTTAAAGTTGCTTTTGCTCCCGTCTTGGAAGCCGCCAAAGCTAACGCCCCAAGAGATACGGGCCAGCTTGCGGATAGGATGTACATGAAAGTGCATCGTCCTAATTCCGGTGATCGCCGCAGCAAATATTACGTTGAAGGCGAAACCTTTATGGCTAGGGTTTCTACTAGTAGTTTGCGCGATGATTCGGTTGCCACTCACGTTTTAAACAAGCGAGGCATATTTCAAAAGGTTTGGCGCAATCGTCATCCAGTTGCACTTGCTCAAGAATTTGGCACGGCAAGCACCCCCCAACATCCTTTTTTGCGTCCGGCATTGGAACAAAATGTAGGCGAAGTAATCACTTTGCTTGGAACATATTTACAATTTGCTATTGAGGAAGTGGCCCGTAAAGCCACCAAGAAAGGTTAATTATGTCAGCGCAAATAGCATCACTATCAGTAAAACTTGGACTTGTCACGGCTGGATGGACAAAGGACACCGCCGAAGCACGTAAAAGTGCCAAAGAGTTGCAAAGTTCGTTTAACGAATTAGGCGCAAACGTCAAAGAATTGTATAAACGTTTTCAAGAATTAGGCGGTACAACAAGTCTTACCGCACTTGGCCTTGGTGAATTGGTTAAAAGTACATTAGAGTTTTCTAATCAAACTAAAGATTTGGCATCAGCCTATGACATATCTATTGCTAAAACTTTGCAATTTAAAGATGCCGTAATGACATCTGGCGGCAATGCTGAACAAGCAGGAACAATGTTGTCCAAAATGTTTAGCGAAATTGCTAATGCACAAAGTGGCACAGAAAATTCAATTGCTTTATTTGAAAGCATGAATATTTCTATTGAAGATTTAATTAAATTAAAACCAGAAGATCAAATAAATAAAATTGTTGAAGGAATTTCTCATATTGGAAATAAAGCCGAACAAATAAAAGTAATTAAATCACTTGTAGGAAAAGGCGGTGTTACTTTATCGTTTGAAGAATTAGCAGAAAAAGTTAATCAATCAACTGAAGAATTTCAAGGGCATGATAAAGCACTTCAAAAATTTGCTGAAACAAGCGAGAATTTAAAACGTTCAATGGATAATTTAAAATTGGCTTTTGCTGATTTGTTTTCTCCTTTTATTGGCGATGGATTAATTGGCGTTGAAGCATTTAAAACTGCATTGCTTGCTATTACAAGTTATGTGGTAGTTTCTCAACTTGCGGAAATTGCAATTATTGCAACCGAAATAGCCGAAGCTATGGCGGCTGGCGCGGTATTCACTAGCGCAATGACATTAAATATTCCAATGATTGCCGCTTCATTAGCGGCTATTGGTGCAATTGGTGTTTATAAATTAACCAAATCAAATAAACCAGCAGAACATGGCGGCGCAGCAAATCATGGCGGTGAATCCGGTGGTGGTTCGGAAGAATCTATTAAAAGAGAATCCGATGCACTTGCAGGAAAAGTTGCATTGCAACGTGAAATGCTTGGCATTATGGAAAAAATGGATGCTGCCAAAATTAGAGCAATTGCCGGTGATAAATATAAAGCCGATTTGGATCAAATTGAAGCAACGCGATTGGGGGAAATTGCTAAAGCAGAATCTACCCATACTGAAAATCTTGCAAAACAAAAATTAAGCAAACGTGAAATTGCTTTGTATGAAGAACAATATAAATTGGATATTGAAACAGCTAACAAAAAAGCGCAAGGTGCTAATGCAATTGCAAAAGCCGAACGGGATCAAAAAGTAAAAAGCATTGAAGAAGAAACATTTTGGAAAAGTGTTTCCTACAATTGGGATAAAGCCGATGACGAATTAAGGATGAAAGCCTTAATTACTGGATCGTATGAAATACAAATAGCACAAGAGCGCAATAACAAAGAACGTGAATTATCCAAATTATTGCAAGACAATGAAAAAAATCTTAAAAATAAAAGTGATGTTGAAGTTAAATCAATAGACAAACAATATGATTTAGATGTTAATGCAACAGAAGAAAGATTTAAGCGCAAAATTGAATTAATAAAAGCCGAACGCGATAAACAACTTCAATCTATTAAACAACAATCAACTTATCAACAAATTCTAAATGACTTGGATGCGGACAAGTTACGCATGGATATGCAGCATTACTACATATCGCAAAACGAATATGACGTTCAAGTAGAAAATCTTGCATTACAAAGACGGCTTGCGGAATTTGAACAAAAACGGATAGATGCCCGTTCCAAATTAGGTGAAGGTGCGGAATTAACTGCAACTCTTGCCGGAATAGACAAAGAAGTTGAAGGCGAAAAACGCTTGCACGAAATTCGATTGCAAGCTATTGCGCTTACCGAATACCAGCAAACCACATTCTCAGAAGGATGGGATAAAGCCTACCGCGACTTTATTGATGCAACAAAGCAAGAAGGCAAAAAAGGCGCCGATGAATTTAGTTCTGTTATTAGTACCATGAATTCTGCGTTAGATAACTTTGTAGAAACTGGCAAGTTATCGTTTAGTGATTTAGCCCAAAGCATTATTAAAGACTTGTTGAAAATTGAACTTAGAGCATCGGCAAGCAACTTGTTAAAAAGTCTTGGAGGCAATAGCGGTGGCGGCAGCTTGTTTGGCTTGATTGGTTCAATCTTTAGTAGCGGTAGTGGATTGTCATCTATGCCAGCCGGTGTACGGGCGGCGGGTGGTGATGTAACCGCAACCGATTCTTACCTTGTTGGCGAAAAAGGGCCAGAGATGTTTGTTCCAAATACGGGCGGCACAATCATTCCGACAAACCAAATTGGCAACATGGGAAGCACGACAAACGTGACAAATTACAACATCAATGCCATTGATACCAAATCTTTTGAAGATCGTATCCTTGGCAGTTCTAAGGCGGTGTGGGCGGCAAATGCCTATGGCGCTAAAAATATCTCTGTCGGGCGCGGGAGAACATAATGTCGTTTCAAACCATATTTAACATTAGTCAATCCATCAGCGTCCAAAACCGCCGCACGGTTGGGCAGCAAGTCAGTCGCTCGGGCCAAGTTCGCGTGGCGCAGTACTTGACATCTGTGCCGTGGAACTTTGTTGTCAAGCCTCACAACTTTCTGTACTACCCGCAAGTTCGGGATGTGATCCAAACGATTGACAATTACGACAGACAGATTCCGCAGACAATTAGTTTTTCTGGCGCTAACCTTAATTGGTTTAACGCTTATCAAGGCGGCTTTACATCGGCACAAGCATCGGCACTTACATTGTCCACGGTTCCTGCGGCTAATGCGACTACCATCACGGTGGGGAATCTTCCGGCCATTGGTGCTGCGGGGGCATCGGGATTGATTTCGGCCACCACCGTGGCATTTGCTGCTGGCGACTTCTTGCAAATAGGAATTTACTCTTACAAAGTAACGGCCCAAGTTTTGCGTGGATCAGGGACAACCATTAGCGTTACCTTACACCGCCCTGTTATTGGAACGGTAACTGCTGGAACATTGGCTGGGGTGGGTTCGGCTTGCACTTTTTATTTGCTTGCGTCACAATGCCCAACATATACACTTAACCCAATGACAAGTGGCGCATTCGTTCAATGGGACGGCGACTTTGTATTTATTGAGGACATTACAGGATGAGTACCACAATGACGGCTCTGTCGAGCCCATCAATCGTACAGGCAGAATTTATCCGGTTGACTACCACAACTGATACTTATTACTTTTGTAATGCGGCATCGGCCATCACTGTCAATGGAATGACGTTCACCAATCTTGGTAGTCTG